GTTCTACACCAGCAGCCTGCGAGTATTGATAAACATCGCCGCCTGTAGCTTGTGGGCCTTCAAGCACTACATCAGCACCAAACTCATCTAATGTTTCTGCGCTAATTTGCTGTGAAAATGAAGTGTTTGGGTGAAGTGCGCGAAACTCACCTTCGTACATTACCGCGCCAGTTTCTCTGATTCGTACTTGCATGATTAGCCTTTAAGCAATAGCCAAGAATATATATGTTGCTGAAGATACATTAACATTGGTAGCTGCAACTTGATTAACAATAAAGCCTGAATTATCAGGATCAATAGTGTCATCTGTAGTAACTTCTGCTGCCGTGGTATTAAGACTTAAATGTGGATCATTACCAGACACAATGCCTCTAGCTGTATCCCATACGTACCAATCTCCAGTAGAGTCTGTGCGCCGAATAAGAATAAACCTAGCACCAGCAGCAAAACCACAAGATATAGTCTGTGATGATCCATTCCCTGTATAAGAACCTACTTTAGAAACTCCCGTACAAGTTGCAAATAAATATGCTACATAAGTTTCTGAAGCGTCGTAATTAACTGAACCTAAATCATTTATAGTAAAAACTGAATTAGTCGGAGTAGTATTATTCCATGCAGTAATTGATGCAACTGGTAATGAAGTGTTATTCATAACCATATACTGTGTGTTTCCTAAAGCAGCATGATAAACGATCCAGCTGCGAGCAAAAGCACTATTTCTACCCTTAATAATCATTAACTCAGGCACAGCATTTAAATTATGATTTTTAGTAGTTAGACTTCCCGTCCCCGTATAGCAAACCTCATCAAAGAAGCCAGGTGCGCGACGCATAAACCAATTTGCAAACGTATATGTACTGGCGTTTACCGAAACTTCCGTTCCATAGGTAGCACCATCTTGCCCAAATGCAGTTATTGAATCTGCTGTTGTTAATTCTGCTCCAGTATCATTTGATGCAATAGATTTATTTGCTCCCCTTAATCTATCGTACCAACCACGCTGCCAACCAACGGTTCTAGCTGTTGGTATAACTAAATCAGGAGGAAATCCAACTCCAGTAACATTAGCAGTAGCGCCAGTTCCTGTTCTAGCAATAGCGTTATACACACTCGTACCCAACGTCGGCACTTTCATCGGGCCACGACGTATGGCTATGTAGACATAAGTTTGAGATGCGCCAGGAAAGTTATTCCCTACATAAAATCCTGTTGCTGTTGGATATATACCCTGTGTACTTGTTGATGAACTTTCTGCCGATGAAACAGTCGGTGATATGTAGTTATAAGAATTTAAAGAAGAGCCTCTCATGGTGTCAACAATTTGCCAATTTCCAACGCCATCAGTTCGCTTAAACATTACCCATTGAGATTCATATCCTAGAGTAATATTTCCAGCAGCACCTGTACCATCAGTAGTAAACGTCCCACAACTAATCACATTATCCGTACCAGTAAGACCAAATCCACCTGCATTATGGGCGAATAGGTAGGCGACGAATGTATCTCCTGAATAATTAGTTCCTGTCCACGTTCCTGTAGTAAATTGTGTCGATGTTGGACTTGTATTATTCCAAAATGAAGTAGCAGTTACAGTAGCGGTACTAGTATTAAGATAAAGTGCGCCAGTTGCGCCAATAGACCTATGGTAAACAATCCAATCTGTAGCTCTACTAATATTTTTTACCATAATGCAACCCGGCACAGAGCCAAGGTTATGCGCTACTGTTCGTCCAGCAGTACCATCCCCCGTATAAGTCACTACATCAAAGAACTTAGGCTGTTCGCGGAATGTCCATGAGACGTAGGTGTAAGTATCAATTCCATTGACTACCGTTTGATTTGAAATTGTATAACCGCTTGAAGTAAATGCGGTGAGAGAACCTGTTACATCTTGTGCGTTAGTATTATTGGATGATAAATTCTTTCCAGAGCCACGCACTGTATCAACAAGAATATGTGGCTCAGTATTGTTTCGGTTTTTTGTCCAAACCAACCCACCTTTACCGACTAGATCAATTCCATTAGTAATTGTTCTTGGGTTGGTATTATTACCCGTATAGAGATACGTAGAGAATACGTCCTCAACATAATTAACATTGTTAGATACCTGCGAGTTTTGAGCGCTAAACATTGCAATCCTTACAGGTAGTTTTGACCAGCGTTTGAACCAATCCAATACGATCCATTAGCCACAAAGACATACTTATCCATCTTACTAGCGGTAGCAGTAATAGTCGGTGCAGTACTAGCAGGCCACTTAACAGACGCAGGCCAAGTAACTGTACGACTACCTGTAGCATCTTGCAACAACAGCAAAGTAAAGCCTTTGCCTGATACAACTGTCGGGAATGTAAACGTGCAATTGCCAGTTAACGTCAGTATCTGAACAGAGCCATTAGCCAAGTCAATTGTGTACGCTGTGCTAGTGTTAGCTGTTACTACTTCTTCAGTGTAGCCATTGGTAAACGTGCCAGCTTCAATGGTTTTAGATGTAAGTGTCTGAGAATCAGATGTACCAACAACAGTACCACTAGGCGCAGTCTTACCAGCCCAAGTATCTAAGTCAGCATCCCAAGCCTGGACATTAGTGCCAATCTTTAGGCCAACAACATCACCGGCAGAGTCTTTATAGACAGCCTTATCACCAGGATACGTAGCAAATACGTCTTTACTACCTGCGCTAAAATCAACAGCAGAGCCAGCATTAGATGATTTTAGTACCGTGGTGCGGGCCAATGTGCCAGCAGCTACTGTACCTAAACCTACTTCCCACTCAGAACCATTAACAATAGTGTAATAGCAAGTATTAGTATTGCCAATAGCGGTACTAAATGTTTGAAACCCAGATACAGCGCCAGCCAAAGTCAGCGTGCCAGTACCTGTAGTGGTCGATGTTTCACGAACCCTATCAGCAATAACCAGAGCCATAATTTACCCCAAAGTAACTGACAGATTACCAATCGCAATTGTAAAAATATCGCCAGCAGTAATCGATTTAGACGCGTCTAATGGTGAGTGATAAAGCAAATTACCACTAGTAGACGCATCAAGAATACCAATCCAGCCTACAGTTCCCCATGTGCCAGTAGCAGTAGGAAACGTCACAGCACCGCTATTCGTAGACACGCCATCACTAGGCGCACCCATCGTCACAGCAACACGCGCATAGGAGCCACCAGAGACTTCTGTGCCGGTATTAGCGTCAGTAGGATCAGTAGTATATAAACCGACGTATACAGCCGCAGGAGCCGTGTAAGAAGTTGCACGTAGAGTCACATTGATTAATGCGTTCTCTAGGTAGTTAGACATTTCAGCCATAATATTTCCTTAATTAAAAGACATGGACATTGGTTGTCCACTGTATTCGCCAGAATCATCTGCGACGTTAATAGATGCAATAGCTCTTTCGTACAACGTACCCCAAGTTTGCAACCTTGCATCATTCATCAGATACGGTTCAGCCTCACCTAGTGCAGCGTAAAGCAACGCATCAGGACAGTAAGCTAAGAATGTATTGCTAGGATTCGTGGAGCTTAGGAAAGCAGGTTGCGAGTAGTAAAGCATTTGCAAGACATAAGCACCATCAGGCACTGGCCCCAATTGCAACTCAGAAGCTAGTACCGTGTAGCGCTTAGGCTGCCCTGATTCTGTCGAGATAGTCTTTTTATAAAACAAGTTAGGCGTATCGTAGACAAGGACACCATTAGGATTAGCAGCAATATGAATATCACGCATCTCTAGGTAATCACTGGGCAAACCAACAGTAGAATCACCACCTGTAGTAGTAGCCTGGGCAGTTACTAACATCTGACGAATACGCAACTCTCTACGTAAACGCTGCTCTGCAAGTGCTACAAACGTGGGAATAATGCTATCTAAGTCACTGCGAGCTAGATAGCTGGAGATGGTGCTAGTTAAGTCAGAATAGCTAGTTAGTGCCATTATCGCCCCTTAAGGCTTTATCATCCACGTCATCCCAACTATATTCATGTGTGCCAATGTGTTTAATGTGCATCGAAAGCTCATGATCAACATAGGTATCAATACCTGCATCGCCAGCCTTTACACAGAAGAACACATCTTCACCCACAACACCTGTTGGCCCCCATCCAGCGTCAAACCACGGCGCTGTCAGTGTTTCAAATACTTTCTTACGGATCAGTACCCCACCAAATCCAACAGCAGTAACGACCTCAATACCTT